TAGGGCTAAAAGTTGCACGCCTTCCGTGTTCTGCGGAATGGTATCGTCGTATGGAATTACGGGATTCGTCGCGGTTTGTAAGGCGCCCGTTTCATAGTAGACCATTTGGGCAAGAGAGCCGCTTGCCGGATTATGAGTGTGTAGGATGGTGGGACCACCGAGAACCAATTCCCGGTGGGCCACTTTTTCAATTTGTGCAGACATAAAAAATCCTACTCGATAGCAACGTCATCATAGCTGACATCGATTTTGCCGTCGGCTCCACGTTTAACCGCGATCACGGGGAACTCTCCTACCGCGGGTGAGGTCTTAATATATCCCCTGGCGGTGTCTTCCATTGCGTCGAGATTTGTTTTGGCAACACCAGCCGCTACTTTGGCGCTGGTTACTTCTCCAGCCTCGATTGGCCTAGCCGATGCCGTGACTGATCCGGCACGGGAAATATTATCTTCCGCATCGTTAATCATGCCAACAATCGCATCTCCTGTGAGTGCTACAGCATCGGGATCAATAGCAATTATTTGAATAGCCATTTTTTACCTCCTTTCTATGGTAGATCATCGTCGTATTCAACGATTAATTTTCCATTATTTACGTAAATATTCTTAACTCTATGAGATCCTATGGGGGGATTGCTTAATACTAAGGACGCTATATCTTCCGGTGTTGCTATGTCCCCCTTATCGCCTTTTAATCCCCGAGGTCCGCTGTGTACTTCAACAATCGAAATGGCAGACTTTTGACCACTAGGTAATACCGGGGGATCATTAAGAATACGTCTGGGCATGATCTCCTATTTTTTGTACTTATGAACCGGCCCGGCTACAGAGTGACCTCCCTTGGGACCAGCTTTTTTCACAAGAGCAACGTGCATATATCCTTTTCCACCAGGGAGAACAATGGTTCTATGTCCCTTAATCCCTCTCCGTTTCTCTTCTGCGGCAGGAATGGCACACCTCCTTAAAAAGGTATTTTCGTTGCGGCCTTAACTTTAGACTGCTTCAACCGATCGATCTCGGCGTGGGCAAATGTGGGATCGATGGCCGCGAGAAATTCAAGCGAGAACATCGTAGCGCCCTGCAGACGGATCAGCGGGTTTCCATCCATCCGCGGGAAGTGGAGGCCGGCGTCAAGATGATACGCCTGAAGCTCTTGCCGGATTGCCTCGAATTCAGGATTACCCTGGAGGTTCAAGACAGCTTCGAAAAAGCGCTTTCCGGGTTTAAAATTCATGGTCTATGCTCTCCGTAAGGCTTCGATAAACTTCTTGACCTTCTTCGGGTCTCTTAAAAATTTTGGTTTTTCTTCCTGGCGATAAAAAGCCGGACAGGTTTCTTTATGAGAATATGCCGAACAGATCTGATTACAACCACCTCGGTTCCCAACCGAACACATATCTTTCATGTTTATATCTTTATCCCTGATTGAAGGATCTAGTGTCCTGCCCCACAACCGGATTGCCCGCCTGATCCAACGTTGCCGGTCCTGGCTGGGACGGAATGGGTTGCCCCATTCCCGGCGGGCCCTGGGTGTTCTGTTGCTCGGGAACGATGCGGTTCTCGTCCAACTCAAGGGACCGCGCCGTGGTCTTCAGGAGATACCGGCGGCCATCCGGTCCCATGATCCCAACGTCAGTCGGATTGTTCGTCATCTGCAGAAACTCAATCCGGCGCTGTGCCTGCTGCTCTTTGGCCAGCAGAGAGATGGCGCCCTGGGCCACGATCTTGTGATCCGGGATCAAGCCATAATTCCTGAAATCCTGGATAACTTTGTAATAGGCGTTCTTGACACACGGAACGACGATACGGCTGTCGATGGCCTTGATTACGCCCTTGATGCCCCTGGCTGCCTGTGTGATCAACATGGAGAGTCCCGAGGCGGTATTTCCACCTCCGCCAACCTGGGGGTCTCCGTGAGCGTAGGCGGGTATCCCGCAATGTTCGTCGGCCAGGTTGCTGAAAAATTTAAAACATGTGATAAGGCGCTCGACCACGATCGGGGGGGCATAAAAATTTATCGCCTTTGAACTCTCCATCTGGTCATTAGTTGTCAGAAATACTCGGTATGGCCAAATCTTTGTGGATTCCCCGGGGGCCAATCTGTCTTTGTTGACTTCCACCATCGGTCCACTCGCCACCGCCAAATTGTGCATGATCGCCCGGGCTGAAGCGTTGCACGCCCGTTGATCATCGACGATCAACTGCGGGAGCCCCTTACCCCAGAAGTTGTCTTGAATCTCTTCGTAGCATACCCGGTAATAGGGTTTCTGTTTCATCGGGTCGTAATTCAGCATGGCCTTGATTACGCGAGTCCCAATCAGCCAGGCGCAGATCGGATATTCTTTCATCGGGTCGGAAATGTCTTTTTCTTCCATTCCCCAATCTAAAAGCAACTGGCCCTGTACTTCACCCCAGAACTCCAGGCAATCGATATTCTCCCCGATGTATAGATCCATCGTGGTTTTCTTCTCAATCATCTGTTTCGGTGCGTCGAAAAGAGTCCACTCCCTAAGACCACCATTGCGATATTGTTCAAGAACTTCGTCTATTTCGTCTGCCTTATATCCGGGAAGTGATTTCAATGCTTCGAGTTCTTTTTTCTTTACCCGAATCATATCAATCAAATAACCGTCTTGCGGGCCTGTCGAATTCGGCTGAGGGAAAATATGGAATGGAGATCTGCGCTCGTATTTCCATACAAGCTCATCTTTTACTTTGATTTCGTGTTTCCCATCTTGACCGGCGGTAATCTCTATTGTCGGCTCCATGCGCATCACGGGGCCCTTGATGATCCCGGCCGGCAGGCTCACCAGGTCTTTGACAAAATTCTCAATGGCCTCATACCAAGCGCCCTCGGTGAGATGATCGTCAACTTCGATCTTAATTTTCTCCGTCCGGTCTTTGGCCTCCTGGATAAGCACTTCCTTCATCATCTCTTCGAATTTTGGGACCATCATCCTGATCATCTTCAGGATTTCCATGGGGTCGATCTTGCCTTGTTGCTGGATGATCGCATCGACGATGACGGCGAACATCTTTTGGACGAATTGTTCTTGAATAGATCGGAGAATTTCGGGGGGCAGGTCGGGGTCGGGGGTAGGCTCGATGTCCCAAGGTTTGTAAGAGGGCTGGCACAACACGTCTTTGATCCACGCTTCTGCAGCCCGGATTTTAGTGTCTGTCAACATCATGAAGTAATTTGGGACATCGGCCTCCATGATTGCGGTCAACATATCGGGCTCGTACTGCCCGTCGATTTGCCGCAGATTTTTCAACATCACCTCTTCGATGATGAACTTTGACCGCTTGGCTTCCTGCCACCGCTTACGGATGTATCCCGCAAGGTTATTCTCGAACTGGTCTTCACCCTCGGTCTTCGCAAGCGCATCCGTACCGGCCCGGGCCTGGTCACGGAGCGCCCTCTGCGCGGTGACTTCCTGGGGAGTTGAGATTGGAACCAGACCTTTTGATTCAGCCATTATATTTCCTATTCAGGAAAAAGAGTTATTTTAGGAAAATGCCGACATTCTGGGCTGGGGGGTCGGCTGCACAGTTCCATGAAACTGACTTTCTCGCGCCGGGGTGATTCCCCGTTCGATTGTCATGCAAGCATACTGAAGGGCATCATGGGGGTGGCTGACCGAGTTCTTCTCGGGTTGGTCAGCGTAAATATCTGCACCGGCAATGTTCATCCGCCGGCGCTTGTACTCCCCGTTGAACCCTTTACGGAGAAGTTTGCAGGATGGGTCAAGTTGAAATGCCGGTTTCCCCTCGACGAGCTTGGTTAAAAAATTATCAACCGAAGTAAAGCGCGGCTCCAGAGCGTTCGAGTAAGCCAGCTTCACCGGGAACCCACATTGCTTCAATTCCAGGTAGCAGGACCGGGTTTCGTCTACTTCTGACCGGCGGGCCCCGGAGGGGTCACAACCGGAGATGTAGGAAAAACCGTTGAAGTTAGCAATAAGATACGGACGCACGGCGTCCCGGGCAAAACGAAGCAGCCCCATTTCCGTAGCGCACAATTCGCGCAATATGCGGAGTCGTCCTGTAGGATGATATTGGGTAAGGACGCAGGCCGGTGTAAGTCCGAAATCCCATCCAAGGGTGAGGTGAATACCACCACGCCACGGCTCCAATTTCTCCAGAGCGCAATGCTCTGAGTCCAAGTAATTCGTGTAGATGATCTTACCTTCCCGAACATACCCATACTGGCCGTGGATATAAACCCTGATATAATCAGCGTCTTTTCCTACTGCCAGATCTCGATAATAATTCGCGGGAAGGTGAGTAAGATTTTCAGCTTTATCTGACAGACCGGACGGTTGATGAAAATAATCGTATTTCTCTTGAAGTTCGGGTTCGACCGGAAGTTTTTCTACGAACAGCCTATAAAGCCAGTGATCCGTATCGCAGGGGTTGGTATCCATGATGATACCGCCCCAGGTTGCCCCGCCGTCTCTCTTCGGTGGATATTGGTTTACACGACCGTCGAGACCATCAAAGATGATCTTGGGAATTTCTCGGGCTTCGTTGATCCAGGCTCCGGTGACTTCGAGAGAGAGTAAGTTTTTGACATGTTCGGGTCGATCCAGGGCCCGGAAAAGAATCTCCGCCTCAACGGTCGTTCCGTCCGAAAGCCGAAGGAACATGTTGTAGTCGGGCGTAGGATTGCTGCGATAGTCACCAAAATACTCCGGAGGAAACCAATCGTTAAACGTCTTGATCGTCGTGTCACGAAGCTCGGGATAAGTATTTCTAACAACAATCCAGCGAGTACGCCGGCGCCCGTGGGCATTCGGTTTCTGCTCGCAAGCCTTCTGGTAAATCTCCATCGTGCAGGCAGATGACTTACCGGAACGGAATGCCCCAACGATTAATCTCACCCGCTTCCGGCTTTCGGAAAAGCGTTTTAGGGTCGGCGCATCGTTGTAACTGAAAAATAGGTCATAGACCTGCCTGGGCTGTTCTTCCTGCATTTAGTAGCAGACCGTGTAAGAAGGCGGCCTCGATGGATTAGGGTCTGCCGTCGATGGATTAGAATCAGGACAAGGAATCTTCCGCAACGGATAAGTCGTTACGTTCCCATCTAAAGGCAAGGGAGAAGAACATTTGCACGACGCTACCCACGGCGCCCAGCACTTCCCACATCTCGGACAAATCCAGCCAGTTTGCATTTTGCTTCCCTCCTTACCTTTTTTCAAAGGCTATATCGCATTCGGACCCGTCTGCAAAAGTTCCCCCGGCCCACACATGGAAACCCAATTTTTTCAATGCCGTTTCGATCTTGTGTCTATCTGCCGGACATATCGCTGGCCGAACTGTCAATTTAAATTTTTTAGTTTCTTTGCTTTTTGGTGACACATTTCCCTCCTGATTTTTATTTCTGAATCACCACGTTGACCATGACGCCGCCACGATTCCGGCCACCCATCCCGGGGCCCCCGGGACCATGCGCCATCTCTTTTTGGTGCGCCTCTTCTTCCCTTGAATTCTTGCGAAGCATCACATATTCCGCCGTTGCATCCTTGACTGCACTTTCGCTAATTTTAGGATTGGCAATAGTTTTTCCAGGATGATCTTCGTCGGCAATGACCATCTGCCCGGTAGTCTTCACTAGGCGCTTGACAAGATTGGATTCGATGATGTCAAGATCCGGCCTGTTCGCAAGAGCCCTTACTTTTCTACCCCAACCAAACTTCCGTCCCCACTGGTAAACCGTCTCCTTCTTGATCGCGAAATACTCGGCAACCTTGGGAATCGTCCGCTTGTCTCCCATTGCCAAATAATGCTCAAACACCCGCTTCTGATCTTCATTCTCAACCGGACCAGCCGCAACCGCTCCAACCGAAGCAGTAACCACTGGCCTTATACGGGGACGGCCACGGTTCCCTCTAATCGGCCGGTCAGAAGTGGGCATAAGTACGACCGTCCCCTTTGGTTGGTGTTCTATCTGAGAAGGCAGCAATTCTACCGCCTTCACCAATGCATTCTCGGGAAACATTATAGGAGGGACCCCGCGGACTCTTGGGCATCATCCTCGGTGTTCTGATATTCAAATTGAAAAGCCCAATACGGAAGAAGATTAACCGGAATACTCATCCTAAGCTCACCACGGAAATGATCACCAAAATACCCAATCTCACTATCGGTGCTCCTCGGCATTCCGTTACATAACGAACACGTCCCTTCGACCATCAAATGCTTGCATCTCTTTTCTTTCATGTTCATAAACCATACCGTATCATACATCAACCATGTAACTATGTCAATGGTTTTTTAAACTAAAGGTTTCATAGAAAAGAAAAAATTAAAAATCTTAAGTGAAACGCCATTATGCGACTCATTCTTGTGTCTTCAGAGGCGCGCGTGTAAGGGGGAGCAAATATGGACGCGGTGTGGCTTTATTGTAACACCCCCTTGACGACTCATCCCCCTGGCCTGTCATGGGTGGGCATGGGTATATACTTTAAGCTGCGATCATTGGATGGAGTCAAAGTAAAACAAAAACAAATCAAAGCATATCTGTAAATAGAAACGAACCTAAAAATGGTTAGTTGCCACAGAGGCAGGGCTCCAGGTCGGGTAGTTACTTGACATGATTCTGGATTGTGAATCCGGTCTCTTCTTGGTGGCGGATTTAGTGGCGGTCTACCTGCGGGGAAGCTCACGGGGGTCCGGGCTGAGACCAATCAAGGAAAGTGCGGGGAAGCCAGCTGGAGCCCGAGCGCTGAGACCAATCAAAGAAAGAAAGAAGCAAAGAAAGAAAAGAACAATATACTATAAACAGATACAGATACAGAGAGGTATCCCCTACCGTTATCCCAACGGTATCCCATACGGTATCCCATATGGTAAGGGATACGGTACCCCTTAGAGTATGTCAAATATGAAACTGCGATATTTTTCGATGTTTTTAAAGATGAATTCTTTTTATAGCTCGGGCTCTTATTTAATCTCTTTCATCCTCTAAACCAATCTCAACTCGGTGAATTTATTTCATTCCAATTTTACGATTAGCACACCAAAACATTCTACCATTCATCTCATATGTGGAGAAAACGACACGTTTTCATTTTTGGTGTGTCTTTTTTACAATGGTATAAGTTATTGATATATTTCAGTTTACCTAAAACACGTAAATATATTGTATTAAAAAGTCTACATACCGTATAGATCCTGTATCTATTTGATCTACCATTGGTTACAATACTATGAAATTATTGGTTAAAATAATTGTAACAATTTGTGTAATTTGGCACCTGGATTGCTTAATAAGTGGTGTATTTTGTTAAACCGAAAGGCAGGAAACGGGATGGATAAATTCAAAGTCAAAATGGTTTTTATGAAAGTCAAAATGGTTTTCATGTTTGGTCCGGCTGAGAAAATAGGAAAACCGCTTGGTATGATAAATCATCATACCAAAAACCAGTTTTTGGAAGTTAAAAGACACTTTTTAAATGGAGGTTATCAACACCCATGATCGAACCAAAGGTCGTCGGCAAGCTGACTACCGGGCAAGGGGTTTATTGGTGCCGCAAGCTCCAAAGGCAAATGATTGACCATGTATGCCAGAGGAAATACTTTAGACGATCCTCCCGGGATTGCCGCGCTTGCTTGGGGGTTGGCAAGGGGGAGCGCTGGCCGGAGCCGTGGGCCAGCATCGGGAAAGAAGATGAGCAGATCAATACCGTGGTGGTGGGGTAAGTTCATGAGCGGATTCATCACAAGGCGACATTTTTTCTTGATCGTGAAAGTGTTTGGGGTGCGCAAGGCATTCAGGCTACTTTTGAGCCGGGACGCCGTAGCTCTAAATATTCTATGGAGAGAAAAAGCAAAATGATCAGGAAATTTGGTATCTACCCTCAACAAGATTTTAGGTTATTAACCATTCACGGTCTGACCTACCGGACAAATACGGGGGGAAAGGAACTGGCGAAGGAAAATGAAATACGCGATTGAAACTTACAAATGCAGGTTGGAAATATCGGAGGAATTGGTAACTATCCTCAACACTCCAGAAGCCGCCGCCCGCATCGCCCGTGAGATATTCAATGACCTGGATCAAGATCAGGAACATCTGGTAATTATCGCCATGAACGGAAAACATCACATCATCGGATTTAAAAATCTGTTTACGGGGACGGTTGACCGATCGGAAGTAGGCCCGCGCGAAGTCTTCCGCGCTTCCCTTGTCCTTGGTGCGTCGTTCATTATCTGGGTTCACAATCATCCAAGTGGGGAAACCCGGCCGTCGCCAGACGATCAAGTAACCCATAAATTACTCCAACGCCTTGGCGAAGAATTAAACATCAGGGTGTTAGATGGCATCATCTTGGGCCATGGAAAATATTGGTCAATCACCCATAATTTTGAAGTCAAAGGGGTTTAACTCTTTCCCCTGCTAGGCAGGGCAAAAGGGAGAAATGGAAATGAAAAATTTATCGGATGATGAGTACGACGAAAAAGGAAGATTAATCAATGGGTATGACTACGATAAACAGACATGGGTAAGGGAAGGAAAATATATCCGCTGTGGGCATCCAGAGGATATGGACTGCAAATGCTATGGAAAAATACACGCTGGGGAAGGTCCAGAATGGAGAAAGACAAGAACCCGCAGAGAAGAAGAGGTGGTGAAATGATCCGAAAATGCTGTCAGTGCGGAGAAGTCATGGGCACCAAGCCTCCATATTGGGATATGTCCATCACCGGGGGATTCTGCGATCCTTGCTTCAAAATAGAGATGGAGAAAATTGAGAAACATTACATAGGTCGTTTATATTCCTTGGGAAAAGAACAGAAGGGTGGTGAAAAACGATCATGATCAGTTTAAGTACCGCAAAGGCATTTATGATGGGTTTCTTTGTAGCGTTTGGTTGGACCCTGGGGAGCTGGATGACAAAAACCGCTATTTCTTATTGGATTGAACTTCTTAAACCATTAACCATAGTCAAAGGAATCCAATTTTGAAAAAAGCCGCGATTCTAATCACCGCTATTCTGGTCCTGTGCCTGTGCTCGTCATTCTGGATAGATTACATGCAGAACGTAAAGCTCAAAAACACGATTCTCAAACAGACCATAGATGACCAGAACAATGAGATGTATAAGCTCCGCCAGGAATGCAACCGATTAAGCAAAGAGCGCCAAGCCTGGATTATGGAAGCAAATAGACTAAAGAGGAGGACTTGTGAGTAATTTTTTAGATCATATCAAGGCCGGTTTTCCTGCCCTGTGGTTACAGACGCAGGAACCAAACCGGGCCATGGCAGAATATAGCGCCGAGGCCAAAAAGATCGGGTTCAGGTGCTATTCCTGGGACTGCCAAGCGGGTATCAAGGAGACTGGCAACGGGTTTGCCAAGCCCGAGCAAGACCCTGTGTCCGCCCTGGGATTTTTGAAATCGCAACCCACTAAGTCAATCCTATTTCTCTTGAACTTTCACCGCTTTATCAAAGCCACAGAGATCATTCAAGAAATAAGCAATTTAATAGAACCATATAAGGCAAGCGGTAAGTGTCTTGTTGTTGTATCTCCCCTATCCGAAATACCCACAGAACTCGAAAAGCTCTTTTCCCTTCTAAGATTTGAACTGCCAGACCGGGAAACACTTTTAACTGTTCTCAGATATATGTCCGAGTCAAGCGGGAAGCCCATGCCGAACGATGCTGGTGTAGAGCGGATCATTGAGAGCGGGAAGGGTTTAACCTCCTGGGAATTCGAGAACGCCCTTGCACTCTCGATAATTGTCAAGAAGGGATTCGACTACGAGATTATCTTAGAGCAAAAAAAGCAACTGGTCAAAAAGAACTCATCCCTTGTTCTGGAAGACTCAGACGAGACCTTAGAAAACCTGGGAGGTATGGAAACTCTCAAAGCATTTTGCCTTAAGGTTGCAAATTCTCCCTTATCAAAGGGCGTGCTCCTGTTGGGTGTTCCCGGGACTGGCAAGAGTCATTTTAGCAAAGGACTCGGGAAGACCTTGGGCATCCCCACCGCCGCAATGGACTTTGGCAGGATGTTTGGAAGCTTGGTGGGTGAGAGTGAAGAGCGCATCCGTGGCGCCCTTGCCGTGGTTGACAGCTTTTCGCCTTGCGTGCTCAGGATTGATGAGATTGAGAAGGGTTTAAGCGGTATCCAATCAAGCGGGCAGACTGACGGGGGGACCGGAAGTCGGGTATTTAGCACTTTCCTGAACTGGCTCAATGACCATAGGTCAAGGGTTTTCGTCGTGGCAACCTGTAACGACATTCAGAAAATGCCTCCAGAATTTTTGAGAGCAGAGAGGTGGGATGCCATATTTTTTGTGGACTTGCCCACCGAGAAAGAACGCGATACAATTTTTAATCTGTATCGCAAAGCATACGAAGTCAAGGGGACCACGCCCGACATGGCCGGTTGGAGTGGGGCGGAAATCAAAAGTCTATGCCGTATCGCCGCCATGATGGGCACCAAAATTGAAGATGCCCGTCAATATATCATGCCCCTGAGTCAGAGCATGGCCGAAAAGATTGAAGAGTTAAGGGACTGGGCCAGGACTAGGACAATACCAGCAAGCACTCCAGAGGCCGCCGAGAAACAAACCAAAAGGAGGTTAAACGAATGAACAATAAATTCAATCCGGGAATATGCTCAGCATGTGAAAAAAATGTTGCAAGGGGAATTTTGAAACCATGCGACACGCATAAAATCAAAAAGACAAAAAAAGCAATCTGTCCAATTTGCGGAAAAGAAATCGATGCCCTAATGAAAGACGTACAAGCTGAGGAACACTTTAGGGTATGGATAGATGTAGATGGAAGCTATCAAGAAAAGAGCGTTTTCTATGATATCTATGAGTCGTTCTTTTCCTGTGCTAAATGCCTCCAAAGAATTGACGGAATCAATCATTCGGAAGACGCCACCAAATTCTTGAAAGGAGAAAAATTCTAATGTCCCACGTCAGCACAATCGACCTGGAAATTAAAGACTTAGGCGCACTCAAGGCCGCATGCGGGCGCCTTGGGTATCAATGGAAAGAAGGCCAGAAAACCTATCGATGGTATGGCCGCTGGATTGGAGATTACCCTATGCCACAAGGGTTCAAAATGGAAGACCTGGGACATTGTGAGCACGCCATAAGCGTTCCGGGTGCCTCATATGAAATTGGAGTAGTGACCAAAAACGGCAAGACTACCCTTCTTTGGGATTTTTTCTCATCGGGAGGCCTGCAAGGAGTAATCGGTGAGAACGGGGGAAAGCTTAAACAGGCTTACGCCACCGAGGCCACCAGGAGAGCAGCACGCCGGGCAGGATACCAAGTCACGGAAAAGCGCACCTTATTGGATCGCCTGCGGGGAACATTCGGAATGCAGCAAGTAGACGGCATTCGTCTCACGCTTCGAAGAGGAGTCTAAAATTATGGAAGAGATCATTGTTGAGATCGACGACGAAGGGGCGGTCGAAGTAAAGACCAAGGGATTTAAAGGCAAGGGATGTCTGACCGCAAGCAAGTGGTTGGAAGAGCAGCTTGGGGCATCGTTAGAAGTCAAAAAGACTTCCGAATATTTCGCCGAGGAAGTGGGCGAGAAAGTGAGGTTACATCGTGGAGCAGGTAACGGCGAAGAGTAAAGGCAAGCCCATCGTTCTCACCATCCATCCATTTACGGGCCACATCATTTCTGATTGGTGGGATGAGGAAACCGGGGATTTACTCTGCAAGCTTTGTGCTGATTGCCCCGGCTGGAGATCGGGAAAGAAACCCTTAGATTGCCATACGGGAAATAAATGGTGCGGATAATGCCGAAACGATGTACGGTGATATGGAACGCTACTTTGGAAATGGATTCTTCAAAATCATTTTCCCGAAGGATTCAGAACTCTTTGTAAACAATGCAATTTGAAAGATGGACAGCAAAGAAAAAAAGAAAGAGAGGAAAAAAATGAAGCAGCTATTTAAAGATGGAATTCTCGTGGCTTTAAACATCGGAAAGTGGAGCGCCGCCAAGAAGCTCAACCCGGATGATCTTGGATTATCCAACGAGCAAGTACCGGAGTTTGTACGATTGGGGCGAAAGCTCCTTATACCAGAAGAAGAACGAAACAAATTTACCCAGATCGAAAACAACGCCCGGAATGCGCTTGAACGGAATAGTTTTGCTTTCCCCGTGGGTAATGCCCGATTCGTCCCGCGTCAAAAAATCCTTGAAGTTGATGCCAAACTCAGGGAATATCAGACCTCCTATCTTGGCGCAATGGAATCCTTCCTTGATCGGTATCATCTCATCCGGGATGAAATGCTACAAAAATATTCTGAATATCGAGATCGACTAGAACCTTTTTATCCGGCTGCGCATCAGATCCGTCGCCTATTTTCATTTTCTTGGAACGCTTTTGAGATCGGAGAAAGCGGACTTCGAGAAGGAGAAACGGTTGAGGCATATGAACGATTCAAGGAAAACCTGAAATCCCAATTCGATCAGTTTTTAAACGAGGTGGTCATTGATTTGAGATTCCAGGTACAGGAATGTTGCCTACGAGTCGCCGAGCGTGTAGCCAGGGGTGAAATCGTCAACGGGAATTCGATAAAATCGTTAAATATGATAATCGACAAATTCATGACCCTGAATTTTGTGGGGGATAACAAGACCGAAGGCCAGTTGAAGAGCCTGCGGGCAACCCTTCAGACAACCGACGTTGACGCCCTAAAAGAAAGCGAAGAACTCAGGAAGCAGCTTGGAGCCATGGCCGCGGGGATAGCCAAAGAGGCCGCAGAAATCAGCGATGTGAGCGTCGTGACCGGAAATTACAAACGTCGCCTGGAAATGGATTGAGGTGGAACCATGCCGATCATAGTAGAAAAAGAACACTGGGAAGAATGGTTAAGAGATCCGGAAGAGCAAGACAGGAAATGGACGTATTACCAATGTCCTTGTGGGCATGAAGTTATGAGCGATATTTCTTTCCCTCACCTAAACTGTCTAAAATGCAATTCGAGGATGAAAAAAATAGAATGTGGCTAAAAAAGGCAGCGGAAACCCTTTCAAGAATAAAGGAGGTGAAACCGTGAGCATCATGAGCGAGATGGAAGGAAAGTGCATGGATTTTTTCGGAGAGGATGCCGAGGTGTTAAGCACTTACACCCGAGCGCAGGCTATCGAAGATGGGGCATTGATCGATGTGAGCCAGTTGGCCAAGGAAGCCGGGTTCAAATACCCCGTGGCCGTTACAGGCCGGGTATTTCAGGAAGTCATTGTTCCGCCGGATGAGGTGAGAACGACGCAGGACGATATTGGGCGCCTGTGGGACATCCTAAACGTGCTCAGGATGGAGATCAAGAGAGCAGCACCAGGACAGAGCCGAATTGACTTTTATATTCTGGTACAGAACAAGCCGGGGAAGATCCAGAAACAGCCACTATATTCTATCTGCGGACCTGGGGACGACTTTGAGCCGGTCTTGACTGTTTGCATGCCCGACGAGGATTGAATCTATGAGGCCAGTGGTCTTGATCGAAGGAAAGAAAGCCGAGCACAACCCCGACAAGAATCGCCTGACATTGAGAATCCTCTTCCCGAAAACGAGTGGGGAAAAGGCGACACCAGGAAAGATCATCTTGATCAACAATGATATTCCCCAAGTTCTGGTTAGGATGCCAGCTCCCATCAAGGTCATAATCGATGACCAGAAAGGAGACGATGCTGAGTGGAGTAAATATTTAAACCAATGGTTTAAAAAATAACGGGGCAGTCTCGGGCCAAAATTTGGCACGCGGTTTGCAGGTAAATTCATTGTCAAATTATCAAGGGGCTGCCCCGGCCTCCCGCCAATTATAGGCGAGAAAGGGGGTTTTTAATTTGTGGGCCATTTGCCCTCAGAGTCCTTCGGTGGCGACGCCGGGGGGCGGTCTCCTTGATACCGTTGACAACTCTGAGGGCAATTCTTTTGCCCAAAGTCAAAATATCAAGGAGGTAACACCATGATAGGCGAAGCAACGAATATGAAGGATCACTTGAAGGAACTGGAGAGGATAGCAAAAGATTTTGACCCCACCGGCAAGGAAACGAATGGATTTTTTAGGACCGGTACTATCCTCTTCGCCCATGTTCTAACCGGAGTGGTTCGGGAATGGCTGGAGAAAGCCGAGGAGTTGATGAAGAATAACAGGATCAATGGAGAGGGATTGGATTGGGCAGAGGTAAGGGCGATCCGGCAAGCGTACCAAAATGGACATGGCGAGCAGCACGATCAACGCCAAGAGAATTTTAATCGTAAATTTGGCCTCCGATTTAATCGTAAATTTGGCCTTCAGGTATCATATTATTTTTCCTCTGATATTTTATCGTCATCCCGGGTGACAAACTTAAATGGTCGGGGTGGCAGGATTCGAACCTGCGCCCTTCCGGTCCCAGGCCGGAAGCTCTACCAGGCTGAGCTACACCCCGAACCTTAAATGCACAAACGGGGCGTTCAAAACCTTAAGCTTCAATCGCAATATATTCTCCCGCATCTACTATGTCGGTAATTTCCATTCCATTACATCCTTGATCATAAGTCGTATCGACTCTAATCGGGAAATCTGATCCATGTTTTTTTATGAAAAAATCGATAATTTTTTTCACTTGTCCCAACGTCACAGTCTCTCTTTCCATGTTTGACCCTCCAATATCCGCCACCGATGCCCGCCACCACAACTTTGTATCGGTTTGCGGCTTTCTTTAAGTTACTGATTTTATTGGTCGGGGCGAGAGGATTTGAACCTCCGACCCCCTGCGCCCAAGGCAGGTTATGTAGTAAGATAAACTACGAATGTTGTTGAATTTACTACAATTCAATTTACGCTGAACATGGCCGGGTTAGGCTTAAAAACCTTGTATCCGCCACCACTACCCACCGCTGGCTTTTCTTTGTTATCCAGAAGAGATCCCAATTTCTCGACCGGGCCACGAAGGTTGTCGTCCAGTCCATTGATGTAAATGTCGGTCGTGGTGGGCGTCTGGTGCCCGAGCAACCTCTGTAGGTCGGTCTTCCCCACGTCTTTTTTATCGTACAGATAGGAAGTGATAAAGTGCCGGATGGCATGAAATCCATGGTGGGTGATCCCGGCCCGCCTACATATCGCCCGCATCATTTTGGGACGGCGAGAGTATCGAGTGCCCGTTTTGTGGTTGACGAAAACGAATTCATCTGGTGTCCGGCCACTACATAACGGAGTCATAATATCCTTCATTTGTTGGCCTATTGGGATATTACGCCCCCGGTAAGATCCATCCCGGTTCTTTCTGGTATAGAGCGTAAGAAAGTTTTCCGTCAGGTTAATATCCGTAATCGTCAGACGGAGCACTTCGTCGATTCTGGCCATGGTGTAGGCCAACGTAAGGATGAGAGGCTTTTCGTCGATTGTGAGCGATTCTAAGAGCTTGTGGAATTCTTCTGTTGTCCAGGTCTTCTTATGGCGCGGTCCTTGAGGTAGTTTCTCGATAACCTGGCAAGGATTTTTGGTCAGCGGGACCTCCAGCACCCTCATGGCATAGGAGAACAGGGCCCCGAGATCCTTCCGATGTGCGTTGTATACAGGACTTGTTGGCAAAGTCGATAAATATTCGACTATCATAGCTGAATTTATCAATTCAAGGGAAATATCTGCCTTCAATCGGTCCAGGTGGTCGCCAAAGAGCCTATAAACGCGCTGCTTGTATTTAAATGTCTCGGTGGCATGGCGGCGCTCACTAAACGCGAGATAGGAGCTTACAGTTTCTAAATAGGTCATAGGACCGGAGGGATTGGATGAGCCTTTTGCGATCTCTTGTTTGACCCGGACCCGCCTTTCCTCCCTGGCCCTTCTGGCCTCTGCCTTGGTTTTGAGTCCACCGCCTCCGTATGTCTTGTTCTGGTACTCGAATTTGTACTTCCATAGCTTGGTATCCTTGTCCCTCCAGAATCCCATCGATGTCCTCCTTCCGGAATCGCAGCACGCGGATTCCGGCCGGGCAGAATCCCCCTAATCGCGCTCGGTTATCATAAACAGTTTGGAGACTAATTTGTAAGAGTCTTGCCACATCCACCGGCGTCAAAAGCTGCTCCATGGATTACCCCCACCGTTTTAATAGACAGGGATAATGTAATACACATTTGATTAAAAGTCAACTATTTATTAAAAATATAAACCGTGAGTGTCAAGGTATTTTTGCCGGATGATGAACGAGGTGATATTCGGGAGTCCGGCTATGATCAGTTCTGGCATGGCCTCATTGGTTATTTCCGATCTGGTGATGGCGTCTACCATCTTGCGCAACTTTAAATACTTTCTTCTTTCCACCTTGTCAGGATCAGAGACCAAGCCCGACAATTCTGTGGACGGATCAAATGAATGATCCATGCTGTCTGCCACGCGGTATTTATCGGGCCCGGCCTCCAGTTTGACTTCTTTGATTTTAAGAAAATCTTCTACTGGCACACCCTTCTTCAGCGCAAAATTAACCACCATACCAATCGGAATATGTCCGCGCTTGCTGAAATTGCTCAACGACTGTGGACTTACCCCAAGGTATTCGGCAAGCTCCGTATGAGTCTTGGCACCCAACGTCTTCATCATTTTGGGCACAATGTCATCGAATTTAAGCCTGATGTTTGGTTTTGGTGTAGCCATTTTATCCCCTCCTTTCAAACGGTTACAATATTTTAAACCAATTATTTAAAAAACCATTGACAATTCATTCTGCGTGTATTATATTTATGCACGTTATTGATTCTCAATTATGGCTTTAAAGTAATTAATCTTAACAAGTAACAAGATAATACACCAACGAGGAAAAAGCAAGGAAAAAATGATGAATGCA